GCAGAGGTCTACGGCAATGCAAGGGTCTACGGCGATGCAAGGGTCTACGGCGATGCAAGGGTCTCCGGCAATGCAAGGGTCTACGGCAATGCAAGGGTCTACGGCAATGCAAGGGTCTACGGCGATGCAAGGGTCTCCGGCAATGCAGAGGTCTACGGCAATGCAAGGGTCTACGGCGATGCAAGGGTCTACGGCGATGCAGAGGTCTCCGGCAATGCAAGGGTCTACGGCGATGCAAGGGTCTACGGCGATGCATGGGTCTCCGGCGATGCATGGGTCTACGGCGATGCAGAGGTCTCCGGCAATGCAGAGGTCTACGGCAATGCAGACTATACAACCATTCATGGTTTCGGCACTCAGTTCCGTACAACTACATTCTTTCAGTGCGAAGATAAGCAGATCAGAGTATCTTGCGGTTGTTTCTTAGGAACAATTCCAGAGTTCCGCGAACAGGTAAAAAATACCAGAGAGGGCAAAATTGCGGAAGAGTACCTTATGATTGCCGACCTGATGGAAAAGCATTTTGTAAAAGAAAAAGAAAGTGGTGAATAATTATGACCCCAGAAGAAGTAAACCTTTACGTCAAAGAAAATGCAGAAGTTCATCAGTTCGCTGCAGAGGTTGCAAGAATCATATCAGGCATTCCACAGATGCCGGAATTCTCGTCAGAAATTCTGACCGTAGCCGACGCGAGCCAATTGATCGGACTTCCTGTTACAGCAATCCGGGCAGGGATTGTGTACGGATGGTTGCCGATCGGCGTGGCTGTGCAGAATAACAAGCCAGCAAAAAGCCTTTCCGGTGGACGAATCACATACATCATAAGCCCTAGGAAAGTCTATGAAGTAACTGGTCATGTTTGGAAAGGCAAGGCTGCTCTTAATAAGTGAGTGCCCCGGAGGGAGCTGGAACCTCCACCCCGGAGCTTTGCACCACTAAAACACCTTAGTGGATAGATACATTATAGTTCTCTATCTGCTAATTGTAAAGACAAATAAGAAAAAATAAGGAGAAATTAGCAAGATATGAGTGAAATTAGAAACGAAAATCAGCTAACATGGGCTGACATCGAAGTAGCACTTGCGACTGAAATTGTCGAAGAAAGCAAGAAAAAGTCAAAAAGATGGTTCACAGCATGGGTTGTGACGGCTGCCGCACTGGTGGCAAGCAACCTTGCGTGGATTGCAGGAGAAATGAAATAAAATGAAAGAATATATGTTGATCGCCGTATGCATGCTCGCCGGGAAATATGTGGATATACCTATCTGGCTAAACATCTTTTTCGGTATCTCGGCAGCATGGGCAGTACGCCAGATGGAAGCAGACTGGCAGTAGGAAATAAGGAGGATAAGAAAATGTTCGAGAAAGAGATTGATGAAATTTACGAACTCTGCAAAAGAGTTCATAATGAAGTTCCGACAGCAAGTGCCACATTCAACTATTCATTTTATGGCATGAGCGTATTTGGACTCAAAAGGCAGGAAGATATTTGCCTTCCCAAAGACAAATTTAAATGGGATTTGTACCAAAACGTATCTTTTAACCCATTTTACGAGAAAGAAAGTCGTGAAAGTCTCAGAATAATCAAAGCTTTCTTGTTGGAACTTCTGATAGATGGGGAGTGTCCAAATGAGTAAGCAGATAGCGATTATGAAGCTTCTTCCCAGTCTGGAGATAGCAGGATGTATTAATGAACTGCTCAGAGAGCTTCAATCCAGAGGGGATTATATTCTGGATTATGAGAACTGTGACATGTCTCTGGACCATATCGAATGCCATGAGACGGATACATTGTATTGTTTTTTTAAAAGAGAGGAGAAAAGATAATGAAATTGTACGAAATTGACAACGCAATTATGGATTGTGTAGACATGGAAACAGGAGAAATCATTGACGTTGAGAGGCTTTCTGCTCTTCAGATAGAAAGGGATCAGAAGATTGAGGGTATCGGTTGTTGGATCAAAAATCTTCTGTCAGATGCAAAAGCCTTAAAAGAAGAAAAAGATAACCTTGCAGCACGTCAAAAAGTTGCCGAGAACAAAGCAACTTCATTAAAAGAATTTCTTTCAAAATATCTGGACGGTGAGAAATTTAAGACTGCAAAGGTATCAATTTCTTACAGAAAAAGTGATTCTGTAGATATTTCAGTGGGGGCAACTGTTCCTGAGGAATTTCTTAAATATGCAGAGCCTATACCTGACAAAATCGGATTGAAAGCGGCATTGAAAGCTGGAAAAGAATTTCCGGGAATTTCACTGAAAACTTCTCAAAATATTCAGATTAAGTAGGAGGACGCTATGAGTGAATTTGAAATCCGTATTCCGGCAAGGAAGAAACAGCCTGTAACTGATAAGAACAACCCAGTTGTGAAAGTATCAGCAGACGCATACAACGCACTGGTTGAAATCTATAACGAATCAACCTTATCAATGAAAGATATTGCGAGTTTGCTGATTATCGAGGGCAGTAAACATGTGGTTTATGACAAGGAGGAATAGCAATGGCAACACCCGTATTAATTATTGGAAAATCTGGTTCTGGCAAGAGTACCAGTCTTAGGAACTGCCAGAATGAACACTGGAATCTTATTAGAGTATTGAATAAACCGCTTCCGTTTAAAGGAAAGATTGACGGATGGTTTACAGATGATTACCAGCAGGTAATGAAGTGCCTGATCGCATCAAAAGCAGAGTCTATCGTAATTGATGATGCAGGGTATCTTATCACGAATCATTTTATGAAGGGACACGCTTCTGCTGGAAAAGGCAATGCAGTGTTCGCTCTGTACAATGATATTGGAGACTATTTCTGGAATCTTATCCAGTTCATTGTAACAAAAGTACCGCAGAATAAAATTGTTTACCTTATGATGCATGAAGAAAAAGACGATTCCGGGGAAGTAAAGCCTAAGACAATTGGTAAGCTTCTGGACGAAAAAGTTTGCATCGAGGGCATGTTTACTATCGTTCTTCGCTGCATTGAAGAGAGTGGAAAACACTTATTTGTCACTCAGTCCAGTCAGGGAGCGGTAAGTAAATCCCCGATTGGAATGTTTGACAGTTTGACTATTGATAACGACCTTGCAGAAGTTGACAAGGTTATCAGGGATTATTATGAATTAGGAGGAACAGATAATGCAGAAACCAAATAATTACGATACTACACAGGCAGCAGGAGAATTTGAACCAATTAAGCTCGGTGGCCATAAGATGGTAATTAAGCAGGTATCAGAGAAAGAATCCCAAGGCGGACTTGATATGCTCATTATCTTGTTTGATTTTGCAGAAGGAGACGAACAGGCGGGGTACTTTATGAAGCAGTTCGAAAACGATATCCGTCCAGACAAGAAATATCCGAATGCCGGTACTAACTATATGATTATTGACGAGAGTGTAGATTATGGTGTCCGTAACCTTAAAACATTTATCACATGTGTAGAAAAGTCAAATCCGGGATTTGCTGTTAAGTGGGGTGATAACTTCGGGCAGCAGTTTAAAGGCAAGTTGATCGGCGGCATCTTCCGTCTGGAGAAAGACTGGTACGACAACAAAGAAGTAAAACGTCACAAGCTTGCATGGTTCCGAAGTATTGAGGGAATTAAGGATGCAGATATCCCAGAAGAGCGTACCACAAAAGCCTATGACGATCATCTGAAAGAAGAAGCTATCATGGGAGCAAATCCGTCAGGTACGGACTTCATGAGTATTCCAGACAGCGTGGCAGATGATGTCCTTCCGTTCAATTAAAAGGATGTGTTTTTAATGGTTATACAAGCGGACACAAGAGAACACAAAAAGGAATGGGAACGGATTCAAAAACAGTTTGATGACATTGGAGTACAGTATTTCAGATCAAAGTTATATTGTGGAGATTATCAGTCGCTTGACAACGCAAAGCTCTGTATTGACCGTAAGAAGGATTTACAAGAGCTTTGTGGAAATGTCTGTCAACAACATGAAAGATTCAAGGCAGAACTTATCAGGGCACGTGAAGCCGGTATTCAGCTGATTATCCTATGTGAGCATGGACCAGATATTAAATCAGTTGGCGATGTGTATTTTTGGGAGAACCCAAGGAAACACAAAGTTATCTGGAGGACGATAAACGGCAAAAAAGTAAAGACTGTAATCTCTGACAAGACTGTTGATGGCTGCCAGTTGTATAAATCTCTCTGCACAATCAGAGATAGATACGGAGTCCGATTTGAATTCTGCACGAAAGAAGAAACTGGGCGGCGGATCGTGGAGCTGCTGTCATGACTAAGGGAGAAATCAAACAGTCAGTAAAAATGCCAGAAATTCTCTCCAGGTACGGGCTAAGGCCGAATAGAGCAGGATTTATATGTTGCCCTTTTCACAAGGAAAAGTCAGCGTCCTGCAAAATCTACGATGATTCCTTTTACTGTTTCGGCTGTGGAACTGGCGGTGATGTGTTTGATTTTGTGATGCAATACGAATCCGTCCCTTTTAGTACGGCGTTTATTGAGCTGGGTGGCACTTATATATCAAAAAAAGGTAAAAGCCGCAACCAGATCAGACATGAAATGCGAGATATTAAATCAAAAAAACACAACCCTGTTCAGGATCCTAATGAGATTGAGCAGGTAGAAAAGAACATACTTATGTACGAAACAGCACTAAAAACGTTCCCTCCTGATTCAGAAGAGTGGTATATGTGCCAGTTTAATCTTGAGAAAGAAAAAAGCAGATACGAAATGTTATCAGCTAAGTCAGGAGGTGAGAAAAATTCTTGAAAATATTGAAAACTTACAGGCACAAGACTTTATGGAAAAGCAGTTGTATGAAGAGCTTTTTTCAGTAAAAAGTAAAATTGACCGCTCAGAAATCAAGTTTAAGCTGATGGACCGGGCAAAAAGTGTGAAAGCGAAGCATATAGCAGAAGAGTTCATAAAGGAATTTCAGAAAGCAGAACAGGAAAAGGAAAAAGAAGAAAAAGTAAATCGTTCTATGCAGTTAGTTGAAAACATCACAAACTTTTATCCTGATTCTGTTGATAAGGAATATCCTAACATGGCTTGTGGTAGCTGGATAGCTACAGAGAACGGAATATTTTCCTCTGAAACATCTAAGGCAAGAGAACTTGTATGTCACCACCCGATCATGCCGATACGTCGTCTAAAAAACATCGAGACAGGAGAGGAACAGATCACGGTGGCTTTTAAAAGGGATGGATATTGGACAGAAATAACTGTTCCAAAAATTGACATTGTGACTTCCAGGGCAATAACTAATCTTGCAAGGTTCGGGGTGCAGGTCAACTCAGAGAATGCAAGGCTTCTCGTAAAGTATCTGGCGGATGTTGAAATGTACAATGCCGATATGATCGACATACAGCACTCTACAAGCAAACTGGGGTGGCATGGTAATACATTTGTCCCTTACGACCTTTCAATCGTTTTTGACGGTGAATACCGCTTTAAAACGCTATTCCAAAGTATACAGGAAAGTGGAGACTACTTCAAGTGGGTGACTCTGGCTAAGCAGCTACGATCATGCGGACGATTGGAACCGCGAATAGCACTGGCAGCATCTTTTGCGAGTGTTCTTATACAGCCGCTTGATGCGCTACCGTTCATCGTAGATTTCTATGGGCAGACAGGAGGCGGAAAGACGGTAACAATCAATATAGCGGCATCGGTTTGGGGGAATCCGGCACCGGGAGCCTACGTTGGGAATTTTCGTTCAACAGATACATCATTGGAGACAAGGGCAGATATGCTCAATAACTTTCCGATGATTCTGGACGACTCGAAGAATGTTTCTCAGTATATCCGGGATAACTACGAAACATTGATTTACAATCTCTGTTCTGGCAAAGGAAAAGCACGTTCAAATAAGGACCTCGGAGCAGCTAAGGAAAATACATGGAGTAATGTGACTATTTGCAACGGTGAGAACCCTATTTCGGAATTTGCAGATTCCGGCGGAGCTATCAACAGAATTATTGAAATTGAATGTTGTGAGGATATTTACGAGAATCCAGCAGAGATTAACGGCATTGTCGTGAAGAACTACGGCTTTGCTGGAAGAGTGTTCGTTGGAAATCTCAAACAGTTCACATCGGATGATCTGAAAGAAATGAAAGCCGAAATTGAGAAAGGTTTTGACGGATATGACTTTCCAGCAAAGCAGGTAATGGCAATATCTACACTTCTGCTGGCTGACAAATTAGCTACAGATTTCATATTTAAGGATGGACGTGAGCTGACGGTCGAGGACGTTGTAGACATACCTACACGCAAGAAAGATGTATCAGAAGGTCAGAGATGCTATGAATTCATTCTTGAAAGTCTCTCAGTGTACGGACAGCACTTTGATGCGCAATTTAGCTGTGATCAGTGGGGATTCAAGGAAACGCCAGATGAATATGGAGATGTATATGTATATTTTTATCCGAAACCTCTTGAAAACCTTTTGAAGAACAATGGATTCTCCAGAAAAGCCTTTTCGGCCTGGGCGATTAATCGAGAGTTAATCAAGCACGCAGGAAAAAGAGATACGGTACTAAAAAGAGACGGTGGAAGTGTAATGAGGCTTATTGCGGTAAAGATTGTTGATATAAAAAGTCTTGAAAACGAGCAAGAAAATGAGGTTATTGAAACTGGTTTTCTGCCAGCTGATGCCGAAACAAATGTTCCGTTTTCGTAATTTGTAACCATGTAACCGTTGTAACACGAAAAAAAACATCCTATAGGAGAAAGTTTGAGAGTGTATAAAAAACATATACTCTAGTGATTCTCCTATATAAAAACCTTGGTTACATTGGTTACACGGTTACACACCTCTGAAGCCCACATAAAATAAGGGTTTGTGGCGTAACCAGTGGATTAAAAAAGCCGGTTACACACGGGTTACAAAATTAAAAAGTATATGCAATTAGATTTATTATAACAAAATTAACTGAATATTGCAAAAATATTCAGTTAACATAATTATTACAAGGAGTGGTTACAAAATGAAAAAAGACGATCTCAATAAAAAGCAAAGATATGCATTAGATACAATGCTGTCTGGCAGTAATGTTTTTCTGACAGGTGACGCAGGAACAGGCAAGACAACGGTTATCCAAACGTTCATCGATGAGGCGGAAAAAGCTGGTAAAAATATTCTGGTATCCGCCACTACTGGAATTGCAGCGGATAATATCGGATATGGGGCAACTACCGTACACCGAGCATTGAATATTTCAATTAAATTTGAGGACTATAAGAAAAAGGTGAAATCCAGAGCTGAACTTCTGAAAGAAGCAGATGTTCTTATCATTGATGAAATCAGCATGTGCCGGTTCGATTTGTTCAATATGATTGCAAAGACGATCATCACGGAGAATGAAGAGAGAGCAGTTGACAGACTTCTGATCGGAGAGGACAAAGAAGACATTCAGTTAATCGTGATAGGTGATTTCTACCAGCTTCCGCCAGTTATTACGACAGACGATCGAAAAATTCTCTGTCGGATGTATGGATCTGATTATGGAAAGGGTGGAAAGTATGAACATGGATATGCTTTCATGTCTGAATACTGGAAAGAAATGGGATTTGAATATATCAAACTTGATGAGGTATGCAGGCAGAATGATGAGGGATTTAAGTATGTGCTGAATGATATTAAATATGGCAACAATATTAGAAAATCCATTGCATATCTGGAGAACAACGAATCAGACAAAGTTATACCGGAAGCGCCGTTCTTGGTTGGCACTAATGCAGAAGCTGACAGAATTAACAATACTTTCCTTGGCAAGTTGGATAAAAAGACCGAAAAAGTGTTTCATGCAGCAGTTGACGGCGAGCTAACATCTGCCGATATTAAGAACATTGCATTTGCCAGAGAGGACTTAATTCTTAACATCGGTGCAAAAGTGATGATTACAGTCAATGATTTGTCTGGAAACTACGTTAATGGAACGATTGGCATCATTCAGAAAATTGTGGAAAACGGAGAATTTGAAGAATCTTATCTGGTTATCAAAACTGATAAGGGCAAAACAGTTAGCTTATATAGATACAATAAAGACATTGAGAAACAGGTTATTGAGGAATCCGAACAAGAAAAGGATGGTCGGAAGATCGTGAAAGAGAAGATTGTCCGTAAGAAAGTAGGCTCTTTCTCTCAGTTCCCGGTAAAACTTGCCTGGGCAATCAGCATTCATAAATCACAGGGACAGACATTTGAAAAAATCAACATTGACCCTTGCTGTTGGGATCCTGGACAGTTCTATGTGGCTGTTTCCCGGGCTAAATCAGCTAACGGCATACATTTTATCAGACCGATAAAACAGAGCTATATAAAGGCGTTTAGCAAGGATAACGAGCGACTTCTTGAACAGAGTTTTGAGGTAGAAGAAGGTGCGTAAGTATGAGAGTGACGCATGAGCAGATACCGAACACCATAAAGTTTTTACAGATTGACTTTCCGGCACTGGTCCTCCAGACTGCCGGAATTGAGGCAAAAGATGAATACTGGCAGCAGGTAGTTGAACAGATCCATGTTGTATCTGAAAAATATAACAAAAATGGATTTGTAGATCACATGCTTGTTGCTTATTCGAATTATCTTTCCAAGATGTTTAATAAGGCAAAAGAATTGGAAAAGGAGAATCAAAATGCCGTACAACACAAAGAATAGATACGAACAGGGACAGGCTCTCAGGAAAGAAATTTATATGTATATCGTCAGTTATATTAAACTGGTTGGATATGCACCGTCGATTACAGAGATTTCTGAAAGGGTGGATGCCGGGAGAGCTACGGTCTGGAAGCATATCAATAATCTGGTTGATGATGGTTTGCTCAAGACGAACCACCCCAGTACCGACAGGGCATATACTCCAGTTGGGTACGGAATAAGAAAGATAAACAAGGAGATAAAATGAAACTTTATGACATTGTTGCAGCAGACGGTGAATTTGTAGAGTCCTTGACACAAAGAGAAATCATGAATAAATTCGGACTTACAAAATGCAGATTCCGTACATTCTTGGATAACAGCTATCTGATTGACGGCAAATATTGGATAGATGACTCCGCTGAAGATATGCAGGTGACTAGAAACGGATGCCGGAAGATGTTAAAACAGTTTGATGCTTTAACAGAAAACATAAGGAGGTTTGTTGGATGGGAAGCCTAAAAATCAAGCAGAAAAAGAAAGCATTCATTCCATATACAAATAAACAATCTCATATGTTCGCACAGTCTATCCAGAACTGCCAGAAAGAGTTAAAAGCCTTTGATGATGGGTTCGAGGATGGAAAGAACTGGTCTGACGTGCTGAATTTTGTGATTTTGTTCTATGTAATGCACGAATTACATGGATGGGGATGGAAACGTTACATGAAGTCCGTAAAAAGAATTAATAACTACATCAATGATATCAATTCTGGAAAAACATCATTGTCTGAAATGGTTGATGATTTGGAAAAGAAGCATCACATTCAGATTTGTGATGATTATAAGGAGCTGATTGAGAGATATGGAGCGTAAAGCTGCACCGATGATTTATATACAGAATAACGGACAGGTAGCATTTGGGTAAATGAAAGTAGGACGAGAAATGAATATTAAGTTAAAAGAAATCAGCAGAGACGATTTAAAGGTAGGAGATACCGTCGGAATTGCCAGAACGGTGAATTGCGGGTGGTTATCGACGTTCCGACATAGAAAAATTATTCCGGTTAAGATTACAAGAATCACTCCAAAAAGAACCAAGATCGAAACAGATATATATGAAGAACATGGAAAAGGCGAAAAGTTTTACGAATACGATGAAAATGCCAGAAAAGAAAATGAACTTCTGGCTGAAGCTATTGGAAAAGTACTTATGAACAAAATGGTCTTTCAGATGCCAGAGGATAGCGAGGTGGAAGCATGATTACATTCTTATTAGGATTCACCCTTGGAACTATATTTGGAGTGGTTAGTCTTGTATGTGTGGCGATCATGTACGACAAACACCATCCAGACGAATAGAAAGGAGAACGGTATGCTGACAAGGAATAAAAAGCTGAAAGACTACGGTATTCCGGCAGAGGACATTGAAAAATTAAACACGATGCTGAAAGACTTCCCGGCAGAGTACGGATACCTGCTTACCAGCGCCGCCTTGTCAGCTTGCCCTAAGAACACGGTGATAGCGGATATGGTTGTTGAGAATATCTTGCACCGGAAAAGTTACAGGAAAATCAGCAAAGAAAGATATATCCCGATGAATCCAAAAGACTTCTACGGATACAGACGCAAGACCGTCGCTGTACTGTATGAGAGAATGCGGTTGTTGGGAGTATGGGAGGATGAAAACAATGAGTAAATATTTTTCATTAGTTTTAGGCATTGCAGACGCTGTATGCATTGTTGTGAATATAATCAATCAGAAATGGGATATTCTGGTGCTTAATATTATAGCATGTGTGTTATGCCTCGGTAATTTCATGGCGAGTGATTAAAAGGAGAAATGAAAAATGCGCTTAATAGATGCAGACGAATTAATTAAATACATCAAAATTTGGGAAATTGGGATGAGTATTAGTTCTGACCAGAAAGAATTTATTAATTGTGTCCCGGGGTACAATACTTTAAGTCTGATGCTGAGAGGAAGTGAAGCGTATGAGTAAATCAGTATTAGTGATAGACGCACCAGAAAATTGCTATGATTGCCCGTTCGGAACTTCATACTGCGGTGAACTTGAATATGTGGGTTATTGTGAATTAGCTGATTGTTTAGATTATGATGTAATTCTGATGACAGAAGAACATTATGATTACGAAAGCAAATCAAGACCTAAATGGTGTCCATTGAAGCCATTGCCGGAGAAAAAAGAGTATATCGTTCCGAATGACAATGTAGAATCACAAAAAGATATTATTGCGGTTGGTTGGAATGCCTGCTTGAGAGAAATTACAGAAACAAGCGATGAAAACAAGCGATAAAAAGTAAGCGATAAGAGGTGGAGAAATGATTATTTTAACTGGAAAAATCGTGTTTGTAAAGACACAGGAAGAATATTTGAGTGTTCTGAAAATGGCAAAGCTTCAGGGATTCACATGGGCGAGAGAAAACCATTTAAACCCTATCGTAATTCCGTTTCCAAACATATTGAATTTTTACGACAGTAAGATTGTTACTTACAACTATGTTGAAAAGACAGTGTATGAAGCATCCGAAATCGTCAAAGATGAAGAAAAAATCAAGGATGCAGTAAAACTTGTCAGAACATTCACTAAATACCCAGACAGAACAGCATTGACGGAACCATTTATTGAGTCCTTGAAGTTGCTTGCAGATACTGTAGAAAGTCAGATGAAAGAGGTGAAGTAGATGGAGAGATTAACAGAAAGAGAAAGAAATGTTGATGGTACAGGAGTTGCAAAAGAAGAAATTACGGATGGATTATTAAAACCGTTTGCGGATAAAATTCTTACGAAACTTGCTGTTGATGAAGACTTAGAAGAACAGGGATTGCTTGTGAGATTGCCGTGTAAGGTTGGAACAGAAGTATATTACATCTTAGGTATTCCAAATAAGACACCATGTACAATCGACAAGTGCGTATTTAAGTTGTCGGATATAGATAAAATCGGTGAATCATTATTTCTCACCCGTGAAGAAGCTGAGAAGAAGTTGGAGGAGATGAAGAATGACAAGGCCTGAGATTACGGCAGAATTATCAACCATGATTGAAAAGAAAATCAATCCGAACAACGATCCTCGTATCTACTGGGCAAAAGAGGTGACGTTTGATTATTCTACAAACCATGCAGTTAGAGTGGACTATATGAAATTTGTTCCAGTGAACAATAGTGTTTCCGGGATAGAAAAAGGTGATTGCTATTGCTATGAAATCAAGTCATCTATTGAAGATTTCAAATCTGGCCATGGATTGAATTTCATTGGAGATTACAATTATTTGGTTATGCCAGGGGAATTAGCTGCAACAGTATTTTTGAAAATCCCGTATCATGTAGGAATATATGTCCCAGAAGGAAACGAACTTATATGTACCAAGAAAGCCAAACGAGCCAACAGAGCGAGGCCTGTATCTGAAATACTTCTGATGATGTTTCGGTCTGCAAACAGAGATTACAGGAAAACGGTAAAGAAACTGGAGGAGATGAAGAAATGAATAACAAACCTACACCAGACATAACGCCAAACCTTGCTATATCAGCATACCACGTACTACAGCAATATTGTACTGGACAGCCAGCGGATTGCAAAGGCTGCGGATTCTACGAACACTGTCCAGAATGTTTTCAAGGCATACCATGTGACTGGAGCCTAAATGAAGAAGGTGAAATAAATGAAACTGAGAAAGGCAACACTGATTGACTACGGAGTGCCGCCGGATGATATACCGACATTACAAAGTCACTTGCGGAATCTTAGTGAGAGCGATAAATATAATCTGTTACAGGTATCTATCAAATATGCGCCCGGCATCGAATCACAAATCTATGACAGCATCGTGAACAGTATTGGTTATCGGACAATGGAGAAGATCAGGACAGTTCCTGCAACAGAGAATGACTTTTACGGATACAAACGCAAGGTCATGGCGGAATATTATCATCTGGCCAAACTGATTGGCAGGCTTTAAAAAAAAACTTAAAAATTTATAAAAGTGGTAGAGAGCTAAATCTCCCCAGTGTGGTATTATATTTGTATATAACTGCTATACTGGGGACTTTTTTGAATTCAGAAAGGATATGATTGGATGTTGATAGGATGGCAAATGAGAAAAATTTAATACCAAATTCTGAACGAACTCCGAGCGAACTCCGAGAAATAACAAAAAAAGGCGGTATTAAGTCGGGAGAAGTGCGCCGTCAAAAAAAGACCCTTTCTGAATTAGCAAAAATGATAGCTGAGAATCCTGCCCCGACCACTGCGAAAAAGAAGCTCACAAAGATGGGAATATCTGATGAGGATGCAAATAACAATGCCTGCATTGTAGCTGCCGTATACGATAAAGCTATTAAAGGAAATATGCAGGCAGTAGACAAATGGGAACAGTTGGTAGCTGTATCAAAATCAGACGAAAGCAAATACGAACTTCCTGCCAGAGTGCTCGGCAAGGCATTCGTGGATATTAACCGGCAGATTAAGCCTAACATCGAATATGTATTCGAGGGTGGTCGAGGTGGCCTGAAATCTTCATTCGTAGCTTTTAAGATTGTTGAGCTTATCAAGAATAATCCTCAGATGCACGCCTGCATTACAAGACAGGTGGCCGGTACTCTGAAAGATTCTGTATATGCTAACATGAAATGGGCCATCAACGAACTGGGATTGATGGAAGAATTTGAATGCAAGGTGTCACCACTTGAGATCAAGTATATTAAAACAGGACAGACAATATACTTCCGTGGTCTGGACGATGAAACCAAGCTGAAATCTATTAAGCCGGAGTTTGGATATATCGGAATCCTCTGGAAAGAAGAAAAAGATCAAATGAAGGGAGATGCTCAGGAACGTTCTGTTAATCAGTCGGTGCTTCGTGGTGGTGATGAGTCCTATGATTTTTCATCATACAACCCACCAAAGTCAAAATCAAACTGGGTAAACAGGATTAAGCTCACGCCTAACCCGAAAAGAGTTATTCATCATTCGAGTTATCTGGAAGCCCCGGCGGAGTGGCTCGGACAGAAGTTTATTGACGATGCAGCACATCTGAAAGAAATCAATCCAGAAGCCTATGAGCATGAATACCTGGGCGTCCCAAATGGTGACGGCGGGAACGTATTTGAATATCTGGAGATTAGAGATATTACAGACGAAGAGATCAGCCACATGGACCGCATTTTCGCTGGTGTAGATTATGGATGGTACCCGGATGCCTTCTGCTATCTCCGAACTTATTATGATTCTGCCAGAGAGAAGATATATCTGATTGACGAGCTGTATGTAAATAAATGGAGCAACTCTAAGACTGCTGATTGGATCAAGAAAAAAGGCTATGACGATTACACAATGATATGTGATTCTGCGGAACCTAAGTCTGTGAATGACTTCCGGGATGCCGGACTTCCTGCAAGAGGAGCAATCAAAGGACCGGGAAGTATCGAGTATGGTTTCAAATTCTTACAGACAAAGACTATAGTCATTGACCCGAAGCGAACACCGAACGCATATAAAGAAATCACAGAATATGAGTACGATCGGGACAAAGAGGGAAATGTAATCAGTGGTTATCCTGACGGAGATGATCATGCAATCTCGGCACTTAGATATGCTTATGAGCCGTTGTTTAACAGGAGAGGTTACAGTGCATAATGGGACTTATAACAACACTAAAAAGGTGGTTTAATATGATATTCAAAAAACAAGCCGAAGAGGACTTCAACATTCAGGCAGCAGAATTTCCAGAGATGGAATCGCTGATTAACCGGTGCGCGAACATTTACAGAGGTGCGCCGGAATGGCTGGATGATAAGAATAATATCAAGACGATCAATTTTGCTAAATCTGTCTGCTCAGAAACAGCTCGGCTCGCAACGCTGGCGATCGGCATTCAGATAGACGGTTCTGCAAGGGCTACGTGGCTACAGGAACAGATCGACAAGGTATATTTTCAAATCCGTCACTGGGTAGAATATGGCTGTGCTTATGGAACAGTATTTATTAAGCCAAATGGTGAAAGCATTGACGTATTTACTCCGGCAGATGTGATGATCGTGGACTATGATAATCAGGAAATTAAGGGAATCATATTCAAGGATTCTTATACTGTTGGACGGAAATACTATACACGGCTTGAATATCATAGATTTGTTGAGACTACCGTGGATGGCGTGACGACCTATCCGTACTACGTTTCTAATAGAGCCTATGTGTCAAAATCCCCTCAGTCAATCGGCGATAAGATTGACCTTAAACAGACCAAATGGGCTGACCTTATGGCAGATACGCCGCCGATTCTCAAGGCAAATGGAGAGAAGCTGGACGGGCCTCTGTACGGAGTACTGCGGACGCCGCAAGCGAATAACGTGGATATTAATGCACCATTGGGATTGCCGATTTTTGCCGAAGCTATCGAGGAGTTAAAAGACCTCGACATTGCATACAGCCGTAATGCCGGAGAAATATTTGATTCTCAGAAAATTGTCCTGGCAGATGATAGACTGCTGATGCCAAACGGTACGCCTATGTCAGCCATGTCGCCACAGGGCATGGAGAGCAGGCGCAATGAGATGAGGTTACCGCACTTTGTTAAGAATGTATTCGGTCAGGACGCGAAAGAATTCTACCAAGAAATCAATCCGCAACTCAACACAGATACCCGTATAAGCGGCATAAATGCCCTTTTAAGCCAGTTGGGGTACAAGATTGGATTCTCTAATGGGTATTTCGTATTCAACGAATCTAGCGGCATTCAGACGGCTACAGGAGTAGAAGCGGAACAGCAGAGGACAGTGCAGTTTATTAAAGACGTTCGAGACAAATTAGAATCCTGTCTGGATGAAGTTATTTACGCATTGAACGTTTATGCTGACCTGTACGGGCTTGCGCCTGTTGGAGCATATGAAGTCAATTATGATTTCGGAGACATTCTCTATGTTAGAGAAAACGACCGTGCAAGATGGTGGCAGTATGTGACCACTGGCAAGGTTCCGGCATGGTTGTATTTTGTAAAATTTGAGGGAATGACTGAGGAAGAAGCGAAAGCAATGGTTAAAGAAGCTCAGCCAGACGAGCCAACATTATTCGGAGAGGAGTAAAAAGATGGCAGATAAACCAGTAACAAGGGAAGAAAAATATCTTGCGTACTTGACAGGTGATTATACAGGCGAAATCCCAAAGCCAATCACGCGAAAAGAAAAGTATTTATACGAATTATGTTTAAAAGGAATAGGCGGGGAGATTCCGCCGGAAGAAATCAAAAACGCAGTAAATGAGTACTTTGAAAAGAATCCAGTCAAACCCGGAGCCACGACAGCACAGGCGCAGCAGATTGAACGGAACAAGACGGATGTTGCTTCATTGAAAGAGAATGTTAAATATCTTAGCGATTCTTATGTTACGCCAGAGATGTTTGGTGCGGTTGGAGATGGCGTAACGGATGATACTAATGCAATTATCGAGTGTATAAAATATCCAAAAGTTGTCTTAACAGGGGGCAAAAAATATTTAATATCAAAATCTATTGATTTAAAAAAATGCTTTTTTACAGGCATTGGTATTGACTCTTGTGAGATACTCACAGTATCGGATATTGATTACTTAATATCACTTGACGAAAACAGTGGAATATCGGGAATGACTTTGAAAGGACATAAAAAATGTAAAGTGGGTATAAAAGATAATTCATATTTAACAGTAAAACCCCAAATGTTTATAAAAAATGTTAGAGTATCAAATTTTTCAGACAAAGGCATTGAGTATCTCAATGGATGGCAAGCTGAAATACATGATTTATATATTTCGGGTTGTGACTACGGACTTTATATAACAGGATCAGATACGACAATGCATGATATAAATATCAGTGTTTGTAAGTGCGGATTATATTGCAAAAGTGGCACAATTAAGATTAACAATTTGAAAATCGACAACTGTATAAGTACGTTGGAAGAAAATAAATATCCTTTGTACTTCTTTTCAGAAAGAGGACACTTAACAAACGCCGAAGTACAGTACAGTGCCCCGAATGGTGCTCTTTTGGAAGGAGATTACTTGACGGTTACTGGACTTATATTAGATGGCATAGGGCGTGGACTGACATCAGATATTATAGTGCCTAATGGGTGTGCGTTAAGATTTGGGACGTCTTGCAAAAAATCAAATATTACAGCATATTTAATAAGGCAGCAAGAAAATACTATCGACGTATCGACTTATAATAACAAAACGACATCTATCTATTATTCACTAATAGGAAGTGCTATTGATATCAAAGCTGATAGAAGTACAATATTTACATATCCACAAGAAAAAAGCAAAATAGATGTAGGTGGGATAGAATTCCTTAAAAGTATTAATGCAATAGATAATATTAATGATTCAAATACTATTCCGGCGGGAAAAGCAATAAGGTTTCGACTCAGAAAACAAGCCATAGTTGTGGATTTTTCAACCTTAATAGGAATATCTTTTAAAATAGAATATAAGCAAATAAATTCGCAGCCTATAATTGCAGTATACAATAATCAAACAGGTCTTATCAAAAATGAAGAATATCGGTGTGAAACTAATACACAGGCGTCGTTAAGTGCATCACTTATTGATTTGACGGATATAAATGAAATCTCCATTGCTTTACCAAATCTCGATGAAGATTTGGTTTTGAAATCTGTAGATATTATCCTGTATACATCAAATTGCAAAAAAAAGTATGCTTATACTTTTTGATTTCTTATGATGAGGATATGAAACATCACACATGAAGTACGCTATTTCATTTCGCTGAATCCTCATGAGTTTTAACATGAGCGAGAAACAGGTGCTGTTTATTGTAAAAATGGCGAAGGAGTTTGAGAAGATATATCTGGCAGATGTATTCGCAGTACTGGACGATGCAGATTTTGAGGCTGACAAGGACAGCGAAAAATAATTAAAAAAAGCCAAAACATGTACCACAACATTTATCGAAAGAGGTGATATACTATGCTTAGTCCTGAATATTTGCGAAGAATTACAGAAGGCAGTGAACAGATAGCTGAAGAACTGCATCAGTATATCGTCTCTGAGATTGTGTCTCGAATGATGGCGAGAATCGGCAGAGGTGAGGATTATATCCTGACCAATGCTGATGCGTGGAGAATCAGAACACTACAGGAATCCGGTGAACTGCTAGAGGACATTCTGGCAGAACTATCCAGATATACCAAACGTGAACAGCGGGAGCTCCTTGAAACATTTGAAGATGCTGGAATCACTGCAATGAACTATGATGACAAGGTATATAAGGCAGCAGGATTAAACCCTGTGCCGCTTGAGCAATCCCCAGCTATGATAAGGCTCATGGAACGAAATATGCTTGCAACCATGGGTGAGTGGAAGAACTTCACGCGAACAACTGCAAGTGCCGCTCAGAGACTCTACATCGAGCAATGTGACCTCGCATATAATCATGTGATGACTGGGGCAGTTGGATATACGCAAGCCATCAAAGAGGCAGTCAATAACGTTGTATCAGATGGTGTTACTGTCACATATCCATCTGGCAGAAAAGACACGATTGAAACAGCAGTTGCACGTTCTGTCAGAACTGGTGTGGCTCAGGCTACGGGAGATATATCCTTAAAACGCATGGAAGAAATGAACTGGGATTTAGTTCTGGTCAGCGCACACATAGGAGCCAGAACGGGTGACGGCGGCGAGAATCCCGGGAATCACTCGTTTTGGCAAGGCAAGATATACTCTCGTTCTGGCAAGAGTAAGAAATTTCCACCTTTCTCATTGACCGGATATGGAACAGTAAGCGGACTGTCAGGGGTCAACTGTCGGCATAGTTTTGGGGCAAGTGACGGGGAATTTAATCCTTATGCAGAACTATCGGCACAGGACAAAGCCAATAAAGGTAAACAGTACGAAAAAGAACAGCGGCAACGTACTTATGAACGAAGAATCCGCAAAACGAAGCGTGAAGTTCTCGGAATGCAAGCGGCGGTTGATAATTGCAAGGATGAACAGGCAAGATTTGCACTCCAACAAGACCTTGACCGGAAGTCTTATCTTTTACAGAAACAAAATGCTGCATACAAAGATTACTGCAAGCAGAATAACCTGAGAGAACTGCAAGACCGGCTCATGATAGCGAAGTGGAACCGCCAGAACGCCGCTAAAGCCAGAGGAGCGGCAAAGAGATATAAGACAGCAAAGGGGATTGACTAATGGATAGATGGGAATATTACAATCCGAATCCTGCCGGGAATCGAGTCGGAGATTGTGCTGTCCGGGCAATATGTAAAGCAACCGGGTTCGACTGGGAAACAGTATTCGCCGGATTAATGATACAGGCGTGTGCTCTGTCGGATATGCCATCAGCTAATTACGTTTGGGGCGCGTATCTCTATAAACGTGGGTACAGACGTAAGCTAATTGAACAGTCAGAACGATATATCTATACAGTCAACGACTTTTGCGCAGACCATCCGACAGGCACATACATCCTCTGCATAGACGGTCATGTAGTGACGGTACAAGATGGCAAATATTTTGACACATGGGATTCCGGTAATGAGATTCCGGTATATTACTGGGAAAAGGAGAATAAATGAGCATATCAGAATTTGTACAGATTTTCCTCTCTATCTGTGGAGGGGTGTCTATTGTCGGAGGCGCGGCAGCCGTAATTTTTAAATGGATTACTCCGGCATTTCGACTTAATAAGCGAGTAGAGACACTGGAAGAGCATGATAGACGAGATTATGAAAGTCTTCGGAGAATCGCAGAACGAGATTCATTAATTCTGGAAGTGTTATCAACCATGCTAGACAGTCAGATCAGCGGAAACAACGTCGAGGAGTTAAAAAAAACAAAGCAGAAGCTCACGGAGTATCTTGCACAGAATCAGCGTTAATTGCATTAATAAGGGGTATGCTCATGAAATTATATGTGTTCACTAAGAAAGATATAGACAGATTCTTGTTAGAGTGCAATTTTACACCGGACGAAGAAAGACTGTTTCGGCTGAGATGTCAGGAACACACTCTTGAATACTGTGCAGAACAGATGAATGTGAGTATATCCACGGCGAAACGATTAAGCCGGAGGGTGAATAATAAAATAATTAAAGTGTGTTAAGACGACAATAAAAGCCCCAGGATTATCTCTCAGGGGCTTATTTTGCGTCTTTCCAAAATAGAAATATTAAAATTTGCACTTATTCAGTACTATTTCAAGAACAGTTCCGGGCGTTTTCTTAAATTTCTTCTGTATAGGAAATTCTAAGGGTGTTACCCTCGATTTCCCAAAAATAATGATCGCTGTCATATTTTTCGAGGTTTCTAAACTCCTCGATTTCTCCACTTGTCAGTGCCATTTCTACGGTCACCAGTTCGGTTCCCATCTTCCCGGTTTTTATTGCTTCTTTCTCAATTGCTCGATCAATTTTTCTTTCTAACATCTTCTTTTCCCTCCTCCTTATGCCCGAGCGTAAGAAATAAAATTCTGCTCGGTGGTCTCGTCAACAAGTTCCGCCGGGATTCTCACCCAGTTCTCGCCCAGAGAATTTATAAAATCCTCTTTCTGGGACTCTGTGCCGCACAGCCAAGCTGCTGTAACTTTGGCACATCCGAAGTTTTCGGAATTGTTTCGGGCTACCTGTTTCAATTCAAATTTTCTCATCTTTTTTCCTCCGTTCCGCCCCTTGTAGGGGCTGTGTAATTGGTTTTCTTTAACTGTCTTTATTATACATCTATGTGCGTTATATGTCAAGCGTATATGTGCGTTATTTTTATTTTTTTTCTAGCCTGTCGAGCTCTGACAGAACAACATCCCTGATAAAGGCACTGTTGCTCTTGCCAAGACCGAGCTTTTCAATCCTCTCTTTAGTTCCTTTTGGAAAGACAATGTTTAGCCTATAGTTGCTGTTCTCATACTTTCTTACCGCTCTTTTCTGCGCTTCTGTTGCCATGTTAATCCCTCCTTTTTTCTCAATTATAAATCTATGTGCGTTATTACACAATACTTTTTCGATACTTTTTTGAACTTTTTAGATTGATACATCTATGCAAAAATATAATTAGAAAGGCGGTGCATAAGATGGCATTATATAACAATCCTTATCAATATAGTTTTGGTGTTCCGGGACAGATGAACCAATTTCAGCAACAGCCTGTCCAGATGCCAGCTCAACCAGTACAGCAACCACAGCAGAATAATAGTGGCATTCTGTGGGTATCTGGCGAAGTGGGTGCAAAATCCTATCTGGTAGCACCCGGGACAAGCGTTTTACTGATGGACAGTGAAAGTGAAAAGTTCTACATAAAATCCACAGACGTTTCCGGTATGCCACAACCATTACGGACGTTTGAATACCATGAAGTAGGTGCTCAGATGCCGCCTAAGCAGTCTGTTCAGAACATGGACAGTAAATATGTCACCAGACAGGAATATGATGATTTGAAGGGCAAATACGAAGCTATCATAAACCGATTAAATTCATTTTCTGAACCTGTTAGAGCTAATACCGTGCAGGAATCAGCAGTCAAGGGAGGAAACGCAGATGAGTAATCCATTATTTAACACCCTCGGTGGTGGGATGCCGCAGGGAAACGGGCCAATGCAGATGATACAGCAGTTTATGCAGTTTAAGCAGAATTTTAAGGGAGACCCGAAAGCAGAAGTTGAGAAGATGTTACAGTCTGGGAAGATTTCTCAGCAACAACTTAATCAAGTTCAACAGATGGCAGGGCAATTCCAGCACATGTTGAAAGGAATGAAATAGTACATTACAATCTGGCCAGATTGATGTAAATACACAATAAAGGAGATTATAACTATGGATGGAAATTATAGCTTAGCAGATATTGCCGCTGCTACTGGAAACGGTAGAAATAATGACGGCATGTTTGGCGGAGATGGTAGCTGGTGGATTATTGTTTTATTCATTTTTGCTTTCTTCGGATGGGGAAACAACGGCTGGGGCAATAATGGCAATGGCGGCGGATATGCAGCCACAGCAGCTACTCAGGCAGACATTCAGAGAGGATTTGACAATTCCGCAGTAATCAGCAAACTTGACGGAATCAATAGTGGCCTGTGTGATGGATTCTATGCCATGAATAACGGTATGCTTACCGGTTTTAACGGAATCAATACAAACATCATGCAGACCGGCTTTGGAATCCAGCAGGCAATCAATGCTGATACTGTAGCAAACATGCAGAATACAAATGCTTTACAGGCTCAGCTTGCGAACTGTTGCTGCGAGACCCGGGAAGCTATCCAGGGCGTGAACTACAATATGGCACAGAACACCTGTGCATTGCAGAACACCATGAACAGTAACACAAGAGACATCATTGATAACCAGAATGCAAATGCGAGAGCCGTTTTAGATTATCTTTGCAATGAAAAGATTTCTAGTCTGCAGGCTGAGAATAATGATCTCAGACGTGCTGCATCTCAGGATCGCCAGAGCGCACTTCTCACAACTGCAATGGCTTCTCAGACACAGCAGCTCATTAATGCAATCAATCCAGCACCGATTCCGGCATATCAGGTTCCTAACCCGAACACATATTACGGATGTGGATGCGGATGCAACACCGGATGCAATTGCTGATAACTTCATATCGAGAGTATCTTTCGATTGATTCGAATGTCGGCTTATACCGTATTACACAGAGGGGCAGGCTGAGACCTGTCCTTTTGTGATATGAAAGGGGTAAAAATTATGGCAGAATTTACAAGTGTAGCTGCTCAGACTGTAGCAGCAAATGGAAACGTAGTATTTTCAAATACAGCAGTTAAGGGTTCTAACTGCATTCAGCACAGAGAGGGAAGCGGAATCATCACTCTAAGAGGACTGACTAACCAGTGTAAAGCGAGATTCTTCGTGGATTTTTCTGGTAATATCGCAATTCCAACAGGCGGTACTGTCGGAGCTATTTCTCTGGCAATTGCAATCTCTGGTGAGCCGGTTCTTTCTTCCCAGATGATTTCCACACCGGCAGCAGTAAATCAGTACAATAATGTGTCCTCTGGCATCTATATTGATGTGCCTCGCGGATGCTGCGTTAATATCGCGGTAGAAAACACAAGCGATCAGGCTATTTCTGTTGCGAACGCAAATATTGTCGTGACTAGAGAAGCATAGGAGGTGCGATTATGAGAGATATTAAGGATTTATGTGCAAGAATCGAAGATGAACTTTCCAAAATCGCTGATAATGGACTGACCACTGGGAACTTGGAAATGACATACAAACTGATTGATATGTACAAAGATATCAAGAATACGCAGTACTGGGATAAGAAAGTAGAGTACTACAACACTGTCCTTGATGAGATGCGTGGCGGATACAATGACGATTACAGTGAACGTGGAAGAAAGCGCGACAGCATGGGGAGATACAGCGCAAATGACGGCAGAATGATGCCGGATTATGACCGAGGCAGTTCTTATGCCAGACGTGGTGAGCATTATGTTAGAGGACATTACAGCCGCTCTGACGGACGAGATGCTTATGACGACTATATGACACAGAAACAGAGCTATCGTTCCGGCAAGTCTGAAGACTGCAAAAGAAAGATGCTCGCCGCATTGGAAGAACATCTGGACGAACTTACAACAGAAATGAGTGATATGTCCAAGGATGCAGAGTGCCGGGAAGAACGTGATCTTGTCAAGAGATACGTAGAAAAACTCCGTGATATGCTCTAAAAACACAAAAGTGGTAGAGAGGTAGTTAAAAGAAATCTGTTATAATGTAATTGTGCAGCAGGAAGCACAAGTAAAACGGTTGTTTTTGACATTTTCGTTTTAATCCTCCTTCCTTTAATTTAGTAGCTGGTACGCACGCTTTAACGGAAAGTTGAACAGGTTCGAATCCTGTCGTGCGTATTTGCCATCTGGCACGCAAGATGGCTCACCTCCTTGATTAAGGTTTTTGTTATTCATACTTTTCTTTTAAAAAAGAAATAAATATCCGAAACAACTCGTGGCAGGCATGACACGTTAAACACCTTGCTAACCCGGGAATCCGGGTTATGTGGAATGTACGCTAGTGGAAAACTGACAGAGTCGCACTCTGGTCTCCGGTTCGATTCCGGGCGCTCCGCTTTAATCCGCTTAGAGTTAAGCTGTTTGTATACAGGTGGTCTATGTCTCAGGTGGATTTACGCTATAGCGAAAGAAGTGAAATTCACCCCAGTTTCTTTTTAGAGGGTTGGCCGTTATAGGCGGCATGGAATGTAGCTCAGTGGTAGATCGCACTGTAAATGTGAGGTCGCAGGTTCGATTCCTGCCTTTCCGATTACCTTGCCAGTGGTCTAACTGGCTTAATCCATTTACCTGCGGCGGCAGGTCAATAAACACGACCAGGAGGATGTTATGCAGAAACTTATTGACACTTTAAAATCATTTGGAATTGAAATCCCGGAGGATAAACAGGCAGATGTAAAGAAAGCACTCTCTGAGAATTACAAGAATGCAAAGGAAGTTGCAAAAACTCTGTCAAAAGTCGAGGGAGAACGTGATGACTGGAAAGTACGTGCTGAGACAGCAGAAGAAACCTTAAAAAGTTTTGACGGTATCGACCCGGCAAATATTAAAAGCGAGTTAGAGACTTGGAAACAGAAAGCGGCAGATGCAGAGAAAGAATTCAATGCAAAAATCTACGACCGTGATTTCTCGGATGCTCTGAAAGCGGCACTCGATGACGTTAAGTTTTCCAGCGAAGCGGCAAAGAAATCAGTCATGGCAGACATCAAAGAAGCAGGTCTTAAACTGAAAGACGGTAAAATCCTTGGCCTGAACGATCTGATCGAGCAGATGAAGCAGTCTGACGCATCTGCTTTTGTGGATGAATCTCAGCAGCAGGCTCAGCAGAATCAGGCAAGATTTACCACTCACGTTGAACAGCAGCAGACACCGGGAAGCATGACTAAAAAAGATATCGAAGCGATCAAAGACCCGTCCGAGAGACAGGCTGCAATTGCTCAGAATATCCAGTTATTCCAGTGATTTTTTACACCGACTATACATCAGAGTATAGCCGCTAACCCAATGCCTTAATAATTAATTATGGGTAGAAAGGATTTTATATGGCAGCAAAAGCTAATCTTATTATGACAAATGATATTAAGATAAAAGCACGTGAGATTGATTTTGTTACCAGATTCGAAAGAAACTGGGAACACTTACGTGAAATACTTGGTATCATGCGTCCAATCAAAAAGACGCCCGGAGCGGTTCTTAAATCAAAATATGCAGAGGGTACATTACAGAACGGAAATGTTGGTGAAGGTGAGGAAATCCCTTACAGCAAATTCGTTGTAAAAGAAAAACCCTATGCAGAAATGACTATCGAGAAATACGCAAAGGCTGTATCTATCGAAGCAATCAAAGATCACGGTTACGAGAACGCTGTTCAGATGACCGATGATGAATTCCTCTTCCAGCTTCAGACTAATGTTACTGAAAGATTTTACAACTATCTGAAAACAGGTACTCTCTCATTCACGGAAACCACTTTCCAGATGGCTCTGGCAATGGCTAAAGGTCGTGTAGAAAACAAATTCAAACAAATGCATAGAAATGTAACTGGCGTTGTTGGGTTTGTAAATATTCTGGACGTGTACGAGTATATCGGAGCAGCTGGGATTTCTATTCAGAACCAGTTCGGCTTCCAGTATGTGAAAGACTTCCTGGGATTCAATACGATTTTCTTACTGTCTGACAGTGAAATTCCGAGAGGAACAGTAATCGCTACACCTGCTGAAAATATCGTTCTGTACTATGTTGACCCGAACGAATCTGATTTCGCAAAAGCGGGTCTTGTATATACTGTATCCGGTGAAACAAATCTGATCGGATTCCATACACAGGGCAATTACCACACAGCAGTGTCTGAATCATTCGCAATCATGGGGCTTACCCTCTTTGCAGAATATATTGACGCTGTTGCTGTCGGAACTATCGACACAACTCAGACACTGGGAACCCTCACTGTAAACTCCGCAGCAGGAAGTAAGAGTGGAGATACAAAAGTAACCATTACTCCGGCAAAAAGCAAACGCAGGGAATGCATATAAATACAAAGTTGCATCTTCTGAGACTGCCGTAGACTACGGACAGAATGTGAAGAACTGGAGCGCATGGGATGGCGAATCCGATATTACAGCAGCAACAGGGCAGGTTATCACGGTGGTTGAGTGTGACAGCACCTACAAGGCACTTAGTGCCGGACATGCGACTGTAACAGCAAAATGATGATCCCAGGAGGTAACTGGCATGGCTTATGCAGATTATAAATTCTATACAGAATCATTCGGCAATGTCGTGCCAGAAACCGACTTTCCACGACTGGCAGAAAGAGCCAGTGATTTTGTGGATACAATGACATTTGACAGGTTGGTGGACGGACTGCCAACAAACGAACGCTCACAGAAGCGTATCAAAAAGGCAGTCTGTTCATTGGCTGAATTAATGTATCAGATTGAGCTTGCCGAGAAGAATGCTACCAATGCCGCTGCGAGCGGTACATCAACTGCAATCGGGACCGGTGGTAGCACGACAGGCATTGTAACATCTGTATCATCTGGCAGCGAATCCATCTCTTACGCAACGCCCCAGCAGAAAGCATCGGGCGCAAAAGAGTGGAGCGCGGTATATGCTGCCGCCGGAGATGTACAGAAAACAAATGACTTACTTTACAATACAGCTTTACCGCTTCTGATGGGAGTAAGGACGGATGATGGAATACCAATTTTACATGCGGGGGTGTGAGTATGATTTGCAATAAAAAGGCTTATTCAGATATGCGTAAAGACTGTGAAAGTTGTTCAAACAAAGAGCAGTGTTGGAACGGTAAAAATGTTGGAGTAGCCTATTTAGATGCAAGCATCGCAGAAAAAGCATCACGACCGAATTCGAGAGAAACAATGACTATAAATGTCGGCGGTGTTCTTACAACGGCATATAAAGATGATATTGAAAGAGAAATATATAAGGCTTTACGAGAGCCTTTTTCTCTGAATTTTGGAGCATAAAGGAGTGATTATATGGACATTTCAACACTTGGCTCATGTATAGCAATCGTTATGATTTGCTACATCGTGGGAATGGGATGTAAAGCATCAAAAAGAGTCTCTGATGAATGGATCCCGGTGATTATGGCGGTTATTGGTGGGATTCTCGGAGCAGTCGGGATGGGAGTTATCCCGGATTTCCCGGCAACGGACTATATAACGGCAGTTGCGGTTGGTATGTTTAACGGATTGTCAGCAACCGGAGTAAATCAGGTTATTAAGCAGACAGTACAGAAAGAATGATTAAGGAGAGGGTATCATGTATAGCAAAACTGTGACGATTTTTGATTATTATGAATCAGCCACGACAGGAGATGCGTACTGGTATCCTCACGTGCTATCCGGCGTTGACCTGATTACGGACAAAGGAGCAATCCTTAAAAAGTACGGGCCAGACGCAACTGACAACGCACAGTTGCACGTTCGTTATGCTGTTCAGAACGGTGATATAACCATTACCGATAAAGATGGCAAGATTCTCCCATGGGTGCCTTCGAAGGAGTGGAAAAGGCAGATTAACAATGCTCTGGAAGATACTATCACATTCTCGGACGAATCATTCTTTTGGGAGGGTGAATGGACTGGTGGAGCAGTAACTGATGGTGATTATCGAAACGGATTCTACCAGTACATGAACGAGAACAAGGATAACGTGTTTAAGGTTACCAGTGTAGGCGGTCCGTACACACTGATTCCACACTTTGAGATTTTGGGTAAGTGATATGAGTAAAATTCATCATTTCAAAGGATTCTCCATAGTCGATGGAGATATGAAAATCAAACTGAATATGGACAGGTTCTCAAGGCAGTATCAAGAAGCCCAGTATCTCCTTGATGGAATGGTTATGGACAGTATGGTGCCGTTTATGCCGATGATTACAGGGGACTTTATCAACCGAACAAGAGTTGAGAGTACATCCTTACAAGGAACTGGGAAAGTATGCGCGGCGGCGGCTCCTTATGGACGTTTTCTGTACGAGGGGAAAGGAATGGTTGATGAAGCAACTGGAAGTCCCTACGCAAGACGTGGAGCAAAGAAAGTTCTCGTTAGTCAGTTTTCTGGTCGGACAGCCGCAAAGGAAAATCTTGAATACACCAAACAGGCTCACCCACGGGCACAGGCAAAGTGGTTTGATGCCGCTAAACGGCAATATGGTGACACATGGGTTCGCAAAGTAAAAGCACAGGCAGGAGGTGGCAGGCATAGCAGATAAACCTATCGGAAAAGACGCAACCGGATACGAAATTCTGACAGATGCCATGAAAGCACTTCTGAACCAGTATCCGGGACTGTATGAAAATGAAACAATCAAGTTTGAAGAACTTGGCAAGGAATCAGGAATTGCGTTCTCGGCAGATAATGGAGCTTTGATTTATTCAGAAAAAGAAGATGTTTGTGGCGTAATGCACCAGGTATGCCAGTACCCATTTTACGTGGTATATCGCACAGCATCCGACAAGGAAAGGCAGAAGCTATCCGTTCAGAAGTTCCTAGATAATCTCGGTAAATGGATATGCCGAGAACCAGTTATCATAAATGGCTCTGAGACACGTTTAAATGCGTTTCCTGAGCTTTCTCAGGGGCGAGTGATAAAACGTATCACCCGTGATAATTCCTATGGTTTAGAACCACAGGAGAGTGGTGTACAGGATTGGTTATTACCATTAACGGTACGCTACGAAAATACTTATGAAGTAATATAACAAGTAACAACCAGCTATCAATCGGAGATAGTCGCTAACCTACACAGCCTTTTAAAAGTTATAGGCAGAAAGGACATTTCTATGGCAGTTACAGGCAAAATTGACCGTAAATATATGGCTCATTATATCGATGCAGGTTCTCTCTGTAGAGGACTGACACCGAAGTATGAACGTCTTGGAAAAGATCTGGAAGAGTACAATGTTGAACTCAATCCAGACACCGAAACCTCTAAAAACATTCTTGGAGAATCCACATTCAAACATAACGGCTACGAAGTTTCTTCTGACGCTGATCCATTCTATGCAGACACTACTTCTGATCTGTTTACAGCATTACAGAAGATTGTAGATGGACGTCTCAAAGACGATAACCTCAAAACAAAAGCAGTTGAGGTTCACCTTTGGACAGAAGCCACAGCAGGCAAGTATGAAGCATATCAGCAGGACTGCTACGTTGTGCCGACCTCCTACGGCGGTGATACATCTGGCTATCAGATTCCGTTTACCGTCAATTATACCGGCGAACGAGTAAAAGGAAAATTTGATATCAGTTCCGACACATTTACAGCTGACAGCGAATAATTTTTTTAGGAGGGCATAGAAAATGGCAAAAACAATTAATACAAACATTGATGATGGATTTCTTCTTTTCACATTTATGAACAAGCAGGGTGAAGTGTTCTCTTCATTCAAACTGAATCCTACCGACATCAACATTGCAGCAAGAGCGGAAGAATTGGAAACTTTCTTTGAACAGGCTCAGGAATCTGTTAAAAATGTCTCTTCCGGCAAAGAGATGGCGGAGATTAATAAGCAGATCGAGGACAAAATCAATTATATGCTCGGATACGAAGCATCTAAGGATTTATTCAAAGAACCAATTACCGCAACAACTGTTTTTGGAAATGGTCAGGTGTTTGCCTATATCGTTCTGGACAAAATCAATGAAGCACTTACTCCGGAAATTGAAAAGAGAAAGAAAAAAATGCAGGAAGTGGTCAATAAGTACACGGAGAAGTATACAAAATGACCGCCTATGAGTTACCCACCTCACTAAATATCAGTGGGGTGGATTTTTCTATCAGGACGGATTTTCGAGTAATTATTGATATTCTGGTCGCCATGGATGACCCAGATTTGGACGAACAGGCGAAAGCTGTTGTTATGTTACAGATTCTGTTTGAGGACTGGCAAAGCATGCCCCCGGAATATCTTGCAGAAGCTTGTCAGAAAGCTTGCGAGTTTATTGACTGTGGTCAAGTTAACGATAGTCCGAATAAGCCTAAACCCCGCTTGATGGACTGGGAACAGGATGGAGATATGATCGTGCCGGCTGTAAACAAGGTTGCTGGTAAAGAAATCAGATCAGTACCTTATATGCACTGGTGGACGTTTTTTGGATACTTTATGGAATCTGGCGAGTGCCTGTTCAACACCGTAGTTGGAATCCGGTCAAAAAAAGCAAAGGGCGAAAAGTTCGATAAATGGGAAAAGAAATTCTATCAAGAGAATAAAAACATAATTGACATAAAAACACGTCTCAGCGACGAGGAGCAAGCTTATAAAGATAAGCTGAATGAGATGTTGAACCTCAAATAGTTAGGAGGTGGACACATGGCTGCTGATGGCTCAGTCATTATTGATACTAGGATGGACACATCAGGTGTGCAAAACGGCGTATCAGCAATCAGGCAGTCTTTTAACGGACTTGGCAGCGTAGTAAAAAAAATAGGCATACTGATTGGCGGAGCATTCGCAATTGGGAAACTGGCCCAGTTTGGGAAAGAGTGCGTAGAACTTGGTTCTAATCTGACAGAAGTCCAGAACGTGGTTGATGTTACATTTACAACCATGTCTGATAAGGTCAATGAATTTGCAAAGAATGCCATGACCTCTGCCGGACTGTCAGAGACAATGGCAAAAAGGTATGTTGGAACGTTCGGAGCAATGTCTAAGTCGTTCGGATTCTCCGAAGCACAGGCTTACGACATGTCAACGGCTCTAACGCAGCTGACTGGTGATGTAGCATCATTCTACAACATCAGTCAGGACTTGGCTTATATCAAACTGAAATCAGTGTTTACAGGTGAAACGGAAACACTCAAGGACCTCGGTGTGGTAATGACCCAGTCGGCGCTTGACCAGTTCGCGCTGGCAAATGGCTATGGTAAAACCACATCCGCCATGACTGAACAGGAGAAAGTGGCTCTCCGCTTGGCTTTTGTACAGAAACAGTTGTCTGCCGCATCTGGTGATTTCATTCGAACATCTGACTCATGGGCGAACCAGGTCAGAGTGATGCAGTTACAGTTGCAATCTCTCAAGGCAACAGTCGGACAGGGATTAATCAATCTCTTCACTCCCGTTTTGAGAGTTATTAATATCTTGCTCGGTAAGTTAGCAACTCTGGCAAATGCCTTCAAGTCATTTACGGAATTAATCACTGGAAAGAAATCATCTGGCCAGACAGGCGCAAGTGGTGCAGGTCTTGTCGGAACAGATGCAATAGCTGATACGGCAGACCAATATGGAGATGCTGCCAACAATGCCGAAAAGCTGGCAGATGCGACAAATGATACAGCAGATGCAACTAAGAAAGCTACTAAGGCGGCAAAAGGATATCTTAGTCCTCTTGACGAAATAAATAATTACTCAACGGATAAAAGCACAGATTCATCGTCAAAAGTACCGGGCGCAACCGGCGGACTTGCAGATCAGATGAAAGATGCTGTACAAAATGTTGATTATGGAAAATTGGCAGAGGGTGAGACAGTTCTTGATAAAATGTCAAAACCGCTAAAAAAGATAATCGACAGATTTAAACAGTTGGCTAAGTTAATCGCAAAAGGATTCTGGGATGGATTAGGAGATTACGAACCAATTCTTGACGGAATAAAAAAGGATCTCGATTCCATATGGAAATCTTTAAAGGATATCTTTACTGATTCAGAAGTTACTAAAGCAGCAAATAATTTTCTTGATTCATTTGCATATGCAATTGGACAAGTTGCCGGTTCATTTGCCAGAATTGGATTGACAATTGCACAAAACATTATAGGCGGAATTGAAAAGTTTTTAAAGCAGAACACGCAAAGAATAAAGAACTATCTGATAGATATGTTCAATATCGGCTCTGAAATTTCGCAAATCGCAGGGAATCTTGCAGTCGCCTTTGCGGATGTTTTCTCAGTTTTTGGTGGAGAAACCGCACAGCAGATTACTGCGGATTTAATCGGAATCTTTGCTGAAATCGGAATGGTTCTTACAGAAACGGCTGCAAAACTTGGCAGAGATATCCTTAACATGATTGCGCAGCCTTTTATCGACAACAAGGACATTTTAAAGTCCGCAATCGAGGGTAGCCTCGGAGTAATAGAAACTGTAACAAGTGGGGTCTTAACAGTTGTTCAAAACCTTAGTGACGCAATATCGAGGTTATACGATGAACACGTAAAGCCGTTCTTTGATTCTATAGCAAATGGACTATCAAGCATATTTGGAACTCTGATAACTGGATATAACACGTACGTTCTTCCTATTTTTCAAGGACTAGCAGAACAAATCAAAGGGCTATTAGAGGGACCATTAGGGGACGCAATTTTAAAGATAGAGACTTTCCTCGGTAAACTTATTGATTCCCTGAAACTTCTGTGGGAATCGGTGTTAGTGCCTTTAATTAACTGGATAATTGCGAATTTGCTTCCAGTTATGGCGGAAGTAATTAACGTTGTAGGCACCGTAGCAATAAAAGTCATAAAATCATTAATTAAAATAATTGGTGATGTAGCAGACACTCTGAGCGGAATCATTGATTTCCTTGTAGGCGTTTTCACAGGAGACTGGGAACTGGCTTGGCAGGGAATAAAAGAGATTGCGGATGGAACATGGAATTTTATCAAAGATGTTGTGTCGGGTGCGTGGGAGATAATTAAAACCGTAACAAAAGACGCGTTGAGCATAATAAAGAGCATCATCAGCACTGCTTGGAATGCGATTAAAGCATTGACTTCAACAATCTGGAACGCAATCAAAAAGACACTTTCTGGCCTTTGGAACTCTCTTAAATCCACAGCCAGCACAGTATTTAATGCAATTAAAACTAAAGTTGTAGGCGTATGGGACAGCGTAAAGAACAAGACATCCCGAACATGGGAAAACGTAGCTACGTTTGTGTCTAATAAAGTAGAAGCGATAAAAAACGCTATCACTAATAAGTTTAATGCCGCCAGAGATGCAGTCAGATCTGCATTTGAAGGCATTGTGGATTTTATTAAAGCTCCGATTAATCAGGCAATCAGTATTGTTAATAATGCAGTTGGGATGATTAATAATGCAATTGGTGGAATTGAATCTGCATTTTCCTTTGGGCCTTGGACTGTTCCAACACCGTTTGGTTCAAAGACTATTGGATTTCATGCAACATTTCCACGTATCGGAACTATCCCATATCTGGCCAGTGGTGCAGTTATTCCACCAAGGTCAGAATTCCTTGCGGTATTAGGTGACCAGAAGAAAGGCAATAACCTGGAAGCACCGGAAAGCCTGTTGCGTCAGATCGTCCGGGAAGAGTCAGGAAAAGGGCAGGGAGATGGAAATACCTATAATGTTACAGTCAATGCATCTGGCAGAAAATTGTTAGATATTATTATCAGTGAAGCTGAAATGAGAAGGAATCGGAACGGGAAGAACCCATTTGAGTTAGCATAGAGGAGAAAATATGGAACAGGAACAATTTAAAATAGACAACGTTGTTATAAGAGCACCGGACAGTTACAAGCCGGTGTTCGCAACCACTTCTACAGAAGACTCTAAAAGAAGTCAGGATTTGATTATGCACAATACACCAATGGGGACAATTGGTGGGTATGACATGCAATGGGGCGAGCTTACGTGGGCTGAAATAGCAACCATACTAAATACTGTGCTTAACAAAAGCCAATTCACATTCCACCATAAAGACCCTACTGTTCCGGGAAGATGGATAGACAGAACATTCTACGCATCAAATTTCAACATGGCTGCGCAAACTTTAAAAGATGGGGAAGAAAAGTGGACGGATTTGTCTATTAATGTAAGGAGGATTGAGCCGATTTGATAAATGTATCTACTCAGTTAAAAAAAGAATCTCTTACAAACAGAAATTATTACGTGACAGCAAATGTTACATTGTCAAATGGCGCAACTCTTAAGCTAGGCAAAAAAGACTTTTATCTGTCTGGAAATAGTCTCGTAGATTCAGCAGACTCTGGGGACTTCCCGGTGGGTGTAGCAATAGAAAAAACGGCAAGTTTATCATTGGTAAATGATGACGGACGCTTTGACGGATATAATTTTAATGCTGCAAGGTTTGTTATCTTTCTCAATGTGCGGTTATCTGACAGGATAGAAACTATAAAAAGAGGTACTTATATTGTGTCAAAGAAACCTGCAACGGCAAGCGAAATAAGTCTTTCCCTCTTAGACAAAATGCATAACGCTGATAAGACGTATGATTCTAATTTATCTTTTCCTTGTACGGTCAAGGAACTGCTCTCAGAATGCTGTCAGCAATGTGGAATCACTCTTGGAGATGCAATGTTTCCAAATGCGGACTTTCAGATTCAGAAAGCGCCATCTAATGCGACATATCGTACAGTAATCGGAATGTGTGCCGGGATAGTCGGTGGAAATGCAAGAATTGATGAAAATGACTTACTCAGGATTATTACGTTTGATAAGACATTTACCAATACGACTATTTACGATGGTGGAGCAGTAAAGAACTGGACAAACGGTGATGATCTGGATGGTGGCACGCTTAATCCGTGGACGACAGGGACTGTGATTGATGGTGGTACGTTAAGTAATAACGATTATCACGCGTTATTTTCAATTCAGAATCTACAATATGACGTAGACGATGTCATTGTAACAGGCGTCAAATACGTAGAAGATGAGACCGAATATATGTCGGGTCAGGACGGTTATGTAATCACTATTGATAATCAGCTATTGTCAGGAAATGCACAGGCAGGCATTGAAGCCATTGGGAGTCAATTAATCGATTTGCGAATGCGTCCTTTCTCATGTGACGGAATTGCCAACGGATACGCCACTTTCGGCGATCCAGTCGAATTTATTGACACGAAGAATCGTGTTTTTAGATCATTTGTAACTAATGTAGAATTTGTGTTCGGTGGTTCAACATCATGGGGTTGCAGCGCAAAGAGTGCCGAAGAAGATGTAAGTGAGTTTGTTGGTGGTCAGCAAGCGGCCGTAGAACAGTCAAAAAAAGATATAGAGAAGAAACTATCTGCCTATGACGTAAAGCTCAAACAGATGAATGAACTTGCAGCGAACACGCTGGGTTTTTTCTATACAGAGGAAGTACAAGAAGATGGTTCCGTAATTACGTACCGGCATGATAAGCCTACACTTGCTGATTCTAAAGTAATTTATAAGACAGGTGTCGATGGATTCTTTTTGTCAGTAGATGGGGGTCAGACATGGAAAGCCGGGTTTGACAGTAATGGAGATGCTGTTCTGAATATTCTTTATGCTATTGGCATCCAATCAGAATGGATTAACACAAGAGGTTTTACAGCAAAAGATAATAACGGGAATACGACATTAAAAATAGATGCCGACACAGGTGCTGTCACATTAGAGGTCGAAAACTTTACGCTAAAAAGTAGAACTATTGAACAGATCGCCAAGGATGTTGTGGATGGGGCAGTTCAAAATAATGTGACTATCCCGAACTATTATGGCACGTATGTACCAACATTGCAGAACTATCCGGCATCTGAGTGGAAAAGTGAAGAATATAAAAAACATGACGGCTCGATTTTCATGAACTTTTCTACGAGCCGGGTATATATGTTTTCTGGGACTGATGGCACTTGGCAGGAACTGGACGCTGAAAAAATTGTCAATTTTGAAAGAGTTTTTAACGCTTTAACGGATAACGGTAAGCAAGAGGGAATTTATATGCAGAACGGACATCTGTATATAAACGCTTCTTATATTAAATCAGGTCAGATTTCAGCTGATTTGATTAATCTGAAGAACATCAACGTTACAAACAGTTCTGGAACGTCAACATTTGCGATTGATAACTACGGAAATGTTACGCTCAGACCTAATACATTTGCGTTAACAAACGGTGATACAATATATAGCGTTGCGGAAGATAAAGCTTCGACAGCGTTATCGAATGCGAATCGTTATACAGACAATGCGCTTAGTGATCTCGATATAGGAAAGATGACTAAACAAGAGATTATTGATGTGCTAAGCGATAACAGCAAGAATAAAGGTCTGTATCTATCAAATGGCAATGTGTATATAAATGCCGATTATATTAACACAGGCGAATTAGCAGGATGGAAAGTTGAATACAAGGAACTCACAGCAGACGGTACGTACGGCAAAATAATATTAAATGCGTCGACTGGAGAAGTCTATTCAGAGACGAATACAGGAGTATATGTACCGGGGTACGGGACGTTGTATGGAACGCGAATTAGAGGAATCAATCTTTATGCAGGAACCGTACACGCAAGTTCGGTCTCGGTTAATACCAGTGTTTCTGCTGGCAGTGTTTCTGCGGACAGTATTTCGGCATCAAAAAAAGTTAAAGCAGGCACGCACGTAGAAGCCAGTGGTCATTTCTATAGCATCGGAACGGGGACAGACCTTGCGGATTTAAGTGTCCGAGGGACAAAGAAGAGGATTTTTCCAACAAAAAACTATGGTACACAGGCGTTTTATTGCTACGAAATGGCATCCCCCATGTTTGGAGACATCGGAGAAGCATCCATATCAGAAGACGGCACATGTCTGATAGACATAGATGACATATTCCAAGAATCTACTAATGTAAGGATTGAATATTATGTGTTCTTGCAAAAGGAAGGAGATGGAGATTGTTGGGTAGACCAAAAAGAACAGACATATTTCACTGTAAAAGGTACTCCGGGGCTTAAATTTGCATTTGAAGTCAAAGCGCGTCAAGCTGACTATGAACACATGCGTTTTGCTGATGCAAGTGAAACAGCTTACGATAGGGCAATAGACACAGACATGCCAGAGCCAGACTACAGTAAAAGCCTTGAAATATCAGAACCCGATTACGAAAAAGAGCTTCTTAATAACAGGAAAAAAATTATTGACGAAATGGAGGAAATATCATGAAAAAAATTCTTACAAGTTTTATGAATCTCAGCACTGGAGAAGGAAGTCGCATTGCTTACACCTATTCAGAAGTAGACGAAAGCACAGGAAGTATCATCAGTCAGAATAATAAAGGTAATTTCCTTGTAATGGATGACAATGTACAGAAAAATCTTGATTCCGTAAAGGATTACATAAAAAATAATTTCCTTTCATAAGGAGGTAAGTCTAATATGGCCAATACATATACAATACAATTCCGGCGCGGTATGTACGCTGATTTTGATACATCGAAAATTCGTCCTGGAGAGCCCGTTGCGATTCTTGGCAATGACCCTTCTGTTCCATCTGGCAAAGCCTTATACATTGCATTTGCGGCTAATGATGTAAGACGATTGTGTTCCATTGAGGATATTTCAGAGATGGTCAATGCCGGAGAATTTGTTGGCCCGCAGGGTCCAAAAGGCGAAAAAGGAGATAAAGGAGAGAAAGGCGCAGAGGGTCCTGCTGGCCCGCAGGGTCCAAGGGGTGAAAAAGGAGATAAAGGTGATCCGGGAGAAAAGGATGCGGATGGCACCGTAGCATTTGAATCGCTGACACCCGAGCAGAAAGAATCACTAAGGGGTATCTCTATCACAGCGGTCAGTATCGACACAGATGGAAATTTGACAATAACATTTTCAGATGGTGATAGTGAAAATGTTGGTAATATTATAGGGCCTCAAGGTCCGCAGGGACCACAAGGTGAAAAAGGAGATGTTGGTCCACAAGGTCCACAAGGCCCACAAGGAGAAAAGGGTGAACAAGGAAATGATGGAACATCTCTTAATATCCTTGGTACAAAAGAATCTGAGGCAGACCTCCCTTTAAGCGCAGAGAAGAACGACGCGTATTTAATAAATGGAGAAATGTGGGTTTTTAACGGCACAAATTGGAACAATGCTGGCAGGATTCAAGGGCCTCAAGGTCCGCAGGGACCAGTTGGTCCGCAAGGGCCAAAGGGCGACCCGGGACCGCAGGGCATAAAAGGAGACCCCGGAGAAAAAGGAGAGCAGGGAATACAGGGTCTAAAAGGCGATACTGGGCTGCAAGGTCCACAGGGACCAGTTGGTCCAAAAGGCGAGCAAGGCGATGCTGGCGTGCGAGGAATCACCTTTACTCCTGTTGTAGACAGCAGAGGAAATATAAGTTGGAGTAATGACGGGGGACTTGAAAACCCCCAGACAGTAAATATTACCGGACCGCAAGGCGATACGGGCGCAAAAGGAGATACTGGGCCGCGAGGAGAAAAGGGAGAGGCTGGGGATGCCGGGCCTAAAGGAGACAAGGGCACTACATTCGTCCCAAGTGTGGACACCGATGGAAATATAAGCTGGAGCAACACAGATGGAATCACCAATCCCGAAACAGTCAACATAAAAGGGCCAAAAGGAGACAGGGGAAGTGATGCGACTGTCCCGATTGCTACAACTGAAACTCTTGGCAAGGTTAAGCCCGACGGTAAGACAACATTCATAGACGAAGACGGAACACTCCACGCAAAAGGCGGAGGCGTGACCGTTACCCCTAAACCCGTAAACAACCCAACAATTGAAAATGCAAACACATCTGTCACAATTAAATGGCAAGACCCTGAAAACACGGTAATCAGTGGCTCAACATTTTCTACATGGGCTGGCACAAAACTTGTAATGAAAGAAACGGGCTATCCTGCAAATCCAGATGACGGAACGCTTGTGGTTGATAATACGGTTCGAGATAAATACAAAACCACAGGCTATACAGTCACAGGGTTAACAAGCGACAAACAATATTACTTCGTGCTGTTCCCATACAACACTGATGGCGTATACAACTACGATACAGGAAACAGACTTCTCGGTGAACCAGGGGAATTGAAGATTGTCACATTCGCTGACGGAACGGATGCTGAAATAGCAAGGATGATTAAAGCGCACTACGCAGGTAAAATCAATATTGGCGAATATTGGGCGGTTGGCGACAAGAGAACCATCCATCACAATACTATGGATGCAACAGGCGTGAGTGAGTCACACAAAGCAAATGATTATGCTTATGTGATCATCGGAATTGAACATGACGACTTGGTAACTGCTATCAATGGCAAGGCCAAAGCCGCTATTACAATTCAGACGGAACGCCTGCTGTATTTAGACACTACGACAGAATATAACAATTCTCTCGATGCATCTCATGAATGTGGTTATATGAATAGCTCAGATATGAATAGCGGCGGTTGGGAAGGTTGTGAAAGACGTACATGGTGTAATAATGTGTACAAGAAATGTTTACCTGCTTATGTCCAAAGCATGATGAAACAGGTTAAAAAGCTGACATCTGGGGGAGGTCAGAGTAGTACGATCAAGACTTCAAACGATTATGCGTTCTTACTATCTGAAATCGAAATTTTTGGTGACATTCCATATTCTTTTGGAGGTGAAGGAACACAGTATCAATACTTTAAGAATGCGACCGCAAACAGGTATAAAAGCCCACGAACTAGCAATTCTTATGCGTCTGGGATTTGGTGGGAGCGTTCGCCTTGCCGCAGTGCCAATGAGTCCTTCTGTGTTGTGAATGTGACAGGGAATACGGACATCGCCGATGCCAGTCAAGAAAGGAGCCTCGCCCCTTGCTTATGTTTCTAAAATCCTAGTAAATTAATGAATTATTTATAGCTGAATGGCTAAGAACAGGAGGTGCATATGGATAAAAAGGAAATTGCAAATATTTATAAAGCAATTAATAGAGTTTCAAACAGACTGAATGAAATGTCTGAAAAACTTGACTTGGTGATGCAAATGCTTAATGCGGAATCTAATCGTAAAATTCTAATTAATGGTGATGGTATTGACGGTCTGGCTGAACTTGTATCAACGCATGATTCGGCACTTGATGAACTGGCTACTTTAGTTGCAGGCATTGGAGGTGGAAACAATGGTTAAATTTTTCGAAGAACGAGTAATCAATGGGCTGAAAAAATGGACAGATGTTCCTGAGCTGTGGAATGCAAAGGTGATTGAAAAGTTGAAAAAAGATGACTATGTGCTGAATGAGGATGGGACGGTAGAAAGAGCAGGTTCACTACAGTAAACGTTATGCACGCAGGAAAAATTTGAGAGGATTTTTGTATGACAAATAATCAAAAAGTAGTTCTCAGGAAAATTATTTATGCGGTCGAAACTGGCGAACAGGTTTACGGACAGCAGGATTATTCGGACTTCACGGAAGCCTACACCAATTCTTCTGAAGAACACGCAATCACAATCGGGGCGGGACAGTGGTACGGAATCGAAGCTAAAACACTTCTGGAACGAATTTACGATGCCGACCCGGAACAGTGGAAGAAGATAGACAAGGTCAGACTTTTGGAACAGGTCCAGACCGCAAACTGGGAATGTTTTAATATTTCCAGGGTATCACAGCTCGCAGACACTATAGTTGCTCTTATCTCGTCCGATTTAGGCGTTAAATGCCAAGATAGCCTTATGGATGAACAGTTATCCACCTATGCAGACGAAGCCCTTAAGCAGGGCGTTACAGACGCCAGAGCGCAAGCTATGTGCGTGAACTTTAGACACCAAGGCGGACAGGGAGCAGTAACGAGGATTTTAGCAAAGACTCAGAAGCCATATACGCTTGATAATCTCTATGCAGCCTGCCAGACGGACACAGGGAATCAGGTGGGAGCATATAAGGACAGACAGAGATTTGTTTATAATGCGTTGAAAACATATTTCCCGGAAAGTGAGGAGACAGACATGAAAGCAATTGATAAATTAATCCAGATCGCAAAGAATGAAACCGGATATCTTGAAAAGGCAAGCAATAGTCAGCTTGATAGTAAGACAGCAAATGTCGGAGAAAATAATTATACGAAATACTGGCGAGATATTAAACCGGATTATCAAAGGCAGCCATGGTGCGCTGCATTCGTGAGTTGGTGCTTCATGAAAGCATTCGGCTTAGACACAGCGAAGAAACTTTTGAAGCACTGGCCATACGTTTACTGTCCGACAATGGCGGATTTGTTTACCCTGAACAGCAATCCGAAGATTGGAGATATTGTTATTTTTTATCGAAATGGCACATTTACACATACCGGAATCGTAACAAAGGTATCAGGAGATCGATTCTGGACAGTCGAAGGAAACACTTCTGGTAACTCTACAATTATCACAAATGGTGGTGGCGTATGTCAGAAAAGTTACTACAACAGCAACCTTCCCGGAACAAAATTCTGTACTCCAAATTACAGTTTAGTTAAAAATACAACGTCAGTTTCAGACTCAGATACAACCAAAAAGCAGAACACCAGAGCCTATATTGCACAGATCAAAAAGGACACAAAATGCTATACAAAATCAAACAAAAACAGCCCGTCAAAGCTGTTTCCAAAACTGAAAAAAGGTGCAGTTGTAGAGGTGATGAAGTACACAGAAACTGACAGTTCAGGGCTGAAATGGTATTTTATCCGCATCCCGCATCCGGCAGAAGGGTTTGTTTTTGAATTTGTTCCAAAAGGAGCATTCACCAGAATTACAGAAATTTCTAAATGATTTTCCCGGGGAATTACCCCGGGAGTTTTATCTTTAAACATATTTTGTATCATTTCGGAAGTTTTAGACTGTTATCGTTAGTCACACGTTAGTCACAAATAAAAATATTGTTTCCTAATATAATAGTGCCAAAAACACTGTATTTATGGGCATTTGCGCAATTTTCTAAATTCTATTTGTTGGTCACAATTAATAAAATTAGAATAATGAAAATGAAATGA